GCTGGCTTTGCTTCTTCTTTCTTGGCAGGAGCTGTTTGAGCCACGGCGGAAAGTGCGAATACGGATGCTACGATTGCGAATAATGCTTTCATTTTAATTTCCTTTAGGTTAAAACACAGTTGTGTCCTGTGTTATATATTTAACGCCGTGCTCTGGCTCCGCGTTGACTTTTTTGGTAAGTTTAATTATCTTACAACCGCATTGGCTGCTTGCGAGGATGTGTAGGTGGCCGGAATCAAATTGGCAGACTCAACCGGTGGATTTGCTTCTGCAGGAACCACAGAGTTGGTCTGTATACCTGCACGTCCCAATACAGATCTATTGACTCCTTCACGTAAAACAGCCACCACTGCTTGTCCGGTAAAATCGCTGATGTTGGCCACTCCTTCCCAGTACTGAGCCATGCCTCCTTGTTCGGTCTGTAGCCCATAGGCGGGTAAATTGTACACCAAGCTATAAATTGTGGGATTGTTGACGGCCACAAGATTGGCGAAATCTATTCCTGCGGCCGTTTGTAGACTGTCTTCAATGGAAACTTGTTGAGCCATGCTGGTAAAATAACTGTTCAAGGTAGAAACTTGTGCAGAACTAGTGCTGGCAATATTGCCTATTTCAGTCTGAGCCACTGGTATCAGGCCAGGACCAGTTGGCGGAGTATCACCTCCAGTGCCTGTAAATGCCGAATCGGCAGCAGAAACGTAAACGTTGCCCATACCGTCGGTGTTGGCGGTATATGTTCCTGCGGCCGGCTGACCTCCGGGTATGACAACCGGACCAAAAATAGGATCGCCGTAAACATTTCCAACCACACTGTTCATGGTTTGATACACTGTGGTTAGATATGCGATATCAGTATTGGCAAATGTCGACACTGTGTTGATAAAATTATTCGTGACTTGATATCCGGCCGCTATACCTAGCACATCACACACGCCCACCGGACGTCCGTTGGCTCCACCAATGTTTGAAAGATAGGTGGATACTGACGAGGGAACTGCCTGTGTGAGATCAGTGATCAATGGAAGATTGATGGTGGTTTGTAAATTAGTAACCACATTGGCCAACACAGGCAAAGTCATGTTGGTGACTCCTGTGATTTGTTGCAGGCTTGTGGCCAAGGCTTTGCTGGCCAAGGCCTGATCGGCAGGAACAATTTGACTGAGTCTATCGTAGGCTATCATACCAGGCTGCTCACTACATAAGGAGGCAACAACGTGCTGAGTTGTGTGTTGATTGAACCAGCTGTATCAATGTATATGACCACCGGACCATTGGATGTGGGCGCTGTCAGGCTTTGATAGCTGTTAGGAAATAATTTCAATGGATTTAACAAATCAGCCATGGTGTTGATACCCACAGTAGTAACTCCCAGAACCGAAAGAATTTGTGTGAGATCATCACCGGTGATTTTGGTCATGGCCTCATACATTCGACGTTGCACACTATCAACCACGCTCACAGCAGGATTTTGTAAACTGAAAACTATGTCTTGTGCGATTCCTTCGGCCACAAACGCCACAGACAGAGCAGGTATGGTTCCAGATATGGCATATAATTGTTGCACCAAGGCCAAGGGGCTACCAAAGTTTCCTAAGTTAGCAAGATCAATCAGGCGTCCCAGATTGGTCAAATCTGTTCCAAACGCGGTCGTGGCCAAGTTCACTGTGCTGATACTGCCGGTTATCATGTTATTGGTATTGGTAAAAGTGTTGCCCAGATAGGTCTGACTGTTGACAGCACTGTTGACAAAAACTGTGGTCTGTTCGGCATATCCTTGTGCCTGATTAACTGCCTGTGCAAGTTTAGCCACGTTGTTGCTGCAAATGTCCACCACGGCCTGGGCTTCAATCACATCAGTCATCTGTGTGCCCAGCCCGCTGTAGGCCGGAGGCAAACTGTTGCTGAAAGGGGCACACGTGGCAGCGGCCAAGGTTTCCAAACTAGTGATCACATTGCCCGACAATATGTTGCCAGATCCAACAGAGATAGTGGTCAAAAATGGTGATATCAACGAAGTGGATTCGTAGGACGTAATGGCCGAAATGAGATTGGCGTTTATGGCAATGCCTTGATTTTGTAATAATCCGGCCGCTGCATTCAATTGTAGAGCGGTTAACGATCCAATGGCCACGATTATCCCACCCTGACGTCGGCACTGCCACCGGCTCTAGGATGTCCACAGGTATCAACATCGCCGGTCAATACCAAGGGCACACCATTTACCAGCACGGAAGAATTATTGGCCTGAGTTTTGGCATTGCAGTGAGTGGGCGGGCAACCTTTTTGACCACAACAAGGGTGAGCACTTACTGATGCTCCTTGTATGGCCACAGCTCTTCCGTTGATCAGCACCGAGCCGTCACCGTTGGTGATCACTCCTCCTGCACTGTTTCGATCTCCTACTCGCTGTACTGCTGGCACGTGTTATCCCATTAAAATTTTGCTGTTTCTCACTGGCTTGATACCGGTTGTGGCTTCTACATAGCTGTCCTGCACCTCATCTCTGCTGACAGCGATCATTGATACTTGTGATTTATTTATAGTCACGGATTTGTCAGGATTTGCTGTGAACAGAGCAAAAATCATCTGTATGCCTTCTCGACCCGGAACCACCGTAAGTGGGCGGCTGATGGTGTATGTTGCATCGTCTTCTGCGGTGATTTTTGCCACCAATTCATCACCATTGGCGATTTTCATTGTGTAAACCTGATCCAGTTCTACTTTCATGTTATCCTTGTAAATGTCGTCGTAATTCAGTAAACCCACCAATCAATTGCTCATCTAGAAAAATCTGCGGCACCGTGCGGGCATTGGGTACCGCTTCCAGCAGTTGTTCGCGTGTCCACTCCGTACTGATATTGCGCTCTTCAAACTCTATGCCTTTCAGCCTGAGTAGGTTTTTGGCTTGATCACAAAATGGACAGGCGTTTCGGCTCCATACTATGGCTTTCATTATTCGTCTCCTTGATTGTTATTATAATTGAGGTAATGCGTTGTAGTCAATGGTGTCACTCATGACACCAATTACATAGTTAGTTGATTCGTTTTCCTGCAAAGCCGTCTGTTTGTTAGACGTGTTTACATGCTTGTTGAACCAAGGTATGGGTGTAGTTTTAGGAGCCGTTCCTTGATACTTGACACCAATTTCTTTGAGTGCATTGACCGCAGTATAGTCTACGAAGTCACGCAGGATATTGGCATTGAGACCAATCACTGGTCCTTTCTTGAACAGGTAATCGGCCCAGGCTTTTTCCTCACGGATAACATCCAAATACATGGCATACACTTCAGCTTCACATTCTTGTTTGGCTCGGGCGAAGCGTGGATCTTCTTTGACCACTTGGTTGATGATCCAGGCCGTCCAATCCTTGTGCAAGATTTCGTCTTGCAGGATCAGACTGATGATGTTACCATTGCCAATGAATATACGATTCTCGACCATGGCCAGGCTGGTGGCAAACGAAACCATGAAACGGAAGGCTTCGAGACCATAGCTGGCATTCAAGGCCAACCAGATGGCTTTGATGTGTTCGTACTCATCAAACTTTTCCTGTAACTCTTTACGGCAGTTGATCATGTGCAGGCGGTCGTAGTAAAGTCCAATGGTTGACGCCATTTCGACTATTTCTGCGGTGTCATGGATCTTGTTGAATTCTTCCTTGGGCACGTTGTAAATGTTACGAATAATGTGTGAATAGCTACGGCTGTGGATGTTGGTTTCAAAGAATCCCCAGTTGTACATGAGTGCTTCTAGCTCAGGAATACTGACCACAGGTGTGAATACCTGTGTGGGGCCACGACCTTGTAGGCTATCCAAGGCGGTCTGACGCAGGAGATTGCTGGTGAAAATGTGACGCACTGTGTCACTGGCTTCCTTGAAGTCGCCAGCATCCTTGGTTAAACTGATCTCTTCTGGAACCCAGAAGAATCCACGTGCCTCCTGTTCAAACTTAACGACCTTGTTGTATTTGACTTCTTCAAAGCGTTGTATGGTCACAGGACCTGCAGGATCCAAAAACATCTTGCGATTTAAATAATCAGTCTTGGTGTGTAAATTGTATTGTGCTTGGCTCATAGTTTTCTCTTTGTTGTTATAATTTGCATGCTAGACAATCTTCCTCTAAGAGGTCGCTGTCGGGCTCTTGTGTGTGCAAGACTTGTGGTGCTTCGTCTTGACCTTTTGATCCTTGTTTGTTGATCAGGCTGTAGTAGAATGTTTTCAAACCCCAACGGTGTGCCTGCATGAGGTTGGTAGCGATCAAGGTTGTGGGCACCTTGCGATCAGCAAAGTGCGCAGGATTGTAGAATGTGTTGGTCGAGATGCTTTGATCCACATAAGCAGCAATCACGGCGGCTGTCTTCAAGTAATTTGCACAGTCTCGTTGTTCCCACATAAGTTGATACCGGTTCTTCAACTTGTTGTACTCTGGAGCCACTTGGATCAAACTTCCTGCTTTGGATTCTTTGACTGTGATCAAGCTCATGGGCATTTCAATGCCATTGGTTGAGTTGATAACAACCGATGATGACTCAACAGGAGCCACTGCCATCAATGTGGCATTGCGTACACCATGAATCTTCATCTTTTCGCGCAGTGATTCCCAGTCAAGTTCTGGTCGGAAGTTTGCTAACTCATTAACTGCTTTGGCGCGGAGTTCCCACGGAAACACACCTTGACCATAACGTGTTAATCCGCTGTGACTGCATGGTCCACGTTCCTTGGCCAGTTCCACTGTGGCTTCGGTCAAGTAGTAGGCTTGGTGTTCCATCCACGACTTGACTTCTTGCAGGGCATCTTTCTCACCGTACAGCAGGCCACGCTTGGCGTGCCAGTAAGCAAGATTAGTGATGCCAATGCCCAAGGGTTGGATCTCTTGATTGCTCAGCATGCTCTGGATACTCAAATAGTCTTGATAATCCAGTATGTTACATAGACTTCGTTGTAAGATACGGCAGGCCCGGCGCATGTCTTCAGGATTGCGGAACGCACCCCAGTTGATAGAGCCCAAGGTGCACAAAGCAATACGCCCGGCATCGTCATCCAGTCGACGGAACGGTTTAGTGGGCAACAAGATTTCACAGCAGAGGTTGCTTTGATAGATGGCATGATGCTCGGGATCAAATGGTCCTTGGTTGATCACGTTGTCGATGTACACCAGATAGATACGACCGGTGTCGGTGCGCTCTTTAAGGATGCCGCCTTTGAACACATCCTCGGCACTCATGGTTTTCTTTCTTAGATCTTTTCTTTTTTCATACCGGACATAGAGTTCTTCAAATCGATCTGGAGCTGTATAAAATGCTTCATACAGGTCTGGCACTTCGTTAGGATCAAAGAACGTGATCTGTTCCTTGTTCTTAAAACGCCGCCAAAAGAACGATGACAGTACCACTCCGTAATCCATGTGTCGGACTCGTGTTTCTTCAGTGCCCTGATTGTTTTTGAGCACAATGAGATCATCAAACTGATAGTGCCAGATAGGATAGAACACAGTAGCACTCGCATTACGGATACCTCCTTGTGAACAACTACGCAAATCACCAAACCACTTCTTGAGAAATGGGATCATGCCGGTGTGCATGACTTCGCCACCGCGAATGGCGGCACCTAGTGGGCGTAGACGACCAACCTCCAAGCCGATGCCGGCTCGCTTGGCCGCATACTTGGCCATCATTTCGCCACTAGCAAATATAGAATCCAGATCGTCGTCGGCGCGAATAAGTACACAACTCGAAAACTGTTTGGTGGGAGTACCCAGACCAGCCAGTACAGGTGTAGCAAGAGTAAAAAGGCCATCACTAGCACAATTATAATATTCTTTGATGTAACGCATTCTGGCAGTGTTGGGCTCTTCCTTGTGGAACACAGTAGCCGCTGCCACCATGTATCTAACTTGTGGGGTTTCATAGATCTCCTTGGTGGCACGATTGCGTACAAGATATTTTTCAATCAACTGTTCAATGGCCGCATATGAATACTGTTCGTCTTTTTCATGATCGATCATGTCGTTCATGCGGTTCCAGTCTTCTTGGGTATACCACTCCAGCAACTCTGCGGTATAAAGACCAGTGGCTACATTCTTCTTGACAATTTCGTACAGGTGGGGAGGAGTATAACTACCATACACATCCTTCCTCAACATGCTGAGTCGTTGTTTGCCAGCTACAAATTGGTAGTTAGTATGACCAACATCTGGGTTGGCTTCCACGTCAATCAAATCAACAATGGCACGCAAGGTAATACCATCAATCTCTTTGGTGGTAATACCATCATAAAAGTGCAACTGTGCTTTGATTTCTATCATGCTCTGACTTACGTCGGCGATGCCTTGGCAGACCTTGGCAACCTGTGCCTGCCACTTGTCGATCTGCAGTGGCTCTTTGTGTCCGCTCCTTTTTACTACTGTAATCTGCGTCATCCGTTTCTCGTTCTTTAGGTTTACTGTTTACTGCTAAGTTATAGGGCGTTGCTGGTACTTCCGTTTGATTGTCACTGCTTGGATGGTATTTACTACTGTGTCAGCGGCCCAATTAAGTATATATTTTTCTTTTCCTACCAGGACTAAATTAACGTCATCCTCAGTCAAAATCAACTCAGCCGGTGCCAAATCTGCACGGTCCAACAAAGTTATAGTATACAGGATTCCTAGGCCTCTTGCAACATCGCAGTAGATGTCATCGCTCAAAAGTTGCCAGGGATCTGGCCAGGTGGCAACATCATCCCAATGTAGATAATACGGTCGCCAGGGTGTGTGGAGCCACCAGGCATTGATGTGTTCCAAAGCAGATTGAGCAACAAGGGTCTGGCATTGATCACGCAGAAGATTCCAGCTAGCCAGCCGAGCAGAAAATGATTTGGGCCAAATCAAGGGTGATCAAACAAGAAATTTATCGAAGCATTGAATTTGCCATTGGTACCGGTGTTGGTGGCACTGTATGACACTGTTATGGTCGAGCTGGCTTGGCCAACCGATATGGTGATACCTGTATCAGCATTTTGGGTGTAATCATCGTTGACTGTCAGTGGATTGGCTCCGCCCACGCTGGCAATGATCAAGGTTCCTGTGCGATAAGCAGTACCTCGGATGATGGTATAATTGATCGTAAACGATTTGGCCTCGCTGGCATTGAGTGTGAGTAGAGTTCCGGTATCGTTGTCAACCAGTGTGCTAGTGGTTCCACTTTCTCTTACAAATGAGCCTAGCACGATCCGACCACCGTTGGTGGTACTGATGGTACGAGTGTCGCCTTGGAAAATCTGCGGCCACACTGTGGCATAGGCACTGGTCCTGGCAAACAGATCAGCTATACTGATGTTGTTATCACTCTGCATGGTGATGATGCTGGTAGCAGGAGTACCGGTGGCACCGGTAAAGTGATTTCCTACATCATAAAAAATGTTATGACCAGTGGCATTCAAGCTGGGATCTAGATTCGATCCAAATATGACCCCTTCGGCATAGATGTTATCAAACATGTTGGCAACCAACCGTGTGCCAGTGGGACCACCATTGGTAGTGGCCGCCAAGCCTAGCACGACTCCTCTATACAAAGTATCAAACTGACTGTTGCACACTGTCACGGCCTTGGTTTCTTGGTTGGTATTGATGGCCCAGACCAAACCAGTGAACACACAACCATCAAACACGATCTGCTCGCAGACCAGACTTGCTGTGCTGGCAAAACTCACACCTATGGATCCATTGGCATCACTGATTAGATTGGCCGTAGTGGATGCGCCGCGGAATCCCACATTGTCAAAATTGCAGTTGGTGGCATCCTGTACCAAAAACACACTTCCGGTGGGGTCTAAATGACTAAATCCCATGTTGGTCACTGTGATATCTACCGGAGGTGTGGCGCCGGCGTTGCCTATGTCGACTCCAATGTTTTGTAAACTGTCTGCGGTGCGAGCCACATAATCGACCACTCCGTCGTCCATGGTTATCACAGAGTTGTCACTGCCTTCTCCAACAAGAGTGGCATAAGGAGGAATTTTTATGGCACTGGTCACACGATATACGCCTGCTGGAAAAAACAAACTCCGACGTACCTGTGGGTTGATTTCTCTGCAATACAGTTGATAAAGTGCGCGATTGATAGCTGCAGTATCGTCGGTTACGCCGTCACCGGTGGCTCCAAAATCTTTGACCGTGGCAAATTGATCCAGCCAAGATTGCAAACTGAGAGTGACCGGTGTTCCAGCAGTAGGACCTGTTTGTACAGTGTAACCGGCTGCTTCGCCTTTGTAAGTGTAAGTGTTGGTAAAATTTAAGATATCACTGAATTCAGTTAAAATTTCAGTGTTTCCGATCACAGGAGCACCTTCCTCTAGGGTACCGTTGCCAATGTATAATTGGCGTGTGTCGGTGCTCCACCCTAGCTCAGCACCAGCTAATTGTGGTAGATTTTCGTTGAGACCTTTACGGTTTGTGATCTGAGATATTTGTACAATGGCCACTGTTGTTGTCCTTGGATTCTATTGGGTATTTATCAGTTTTTCACAGCCAGTATCACTCCAACAGACTGTGTATTTGATCCAGGTGTTCAAGTGTTTTTTCACGCGAAATATCGCGCAGTTGCAACGTATCTTTGATTCTACGCCGGAACGTCTGCCGTGTCAGAATTGACATTGGTGTGGTTTGTATTGTTTGTTGATAGGACATGACTTCTTGGCGCTGTTTTGAGCTTAATCTGTGTGTGTCCAGTTGACTTGCGATTACCGTGATCAGTTTGGTTTTTTCCTGATCGTCTAGTATCTTCCAGGTCAACCAGTCTGGTTCCACAAGATTTGTCAGACGTATGGGTATGTGTAATTTATTGGCATAATCCATGGTAGGTATCATGTGTTGCACATTCAAAGGTTGCACCACAAAATTAAAATTTATTTTGGCATGTTTCAATTGTGTTTTGATTCGATGTATGTTTTGTTCGACCACCGGCCATTGGGCAGGATAACGCATGAACTCATAGCTGGAACCAATTCCGTCCAAACTGATTTGTAATTCCAGATTGGGTATCTGGGACAACCGTGCCATGTGTTCAGCCAGCAGTATCGTGGCATTGGTCACCACTCGGATACTTAATTTACGTTGGATAACCAAATCTAGTATTTCGAGATTTTTTTTGGTCAGGAAAAATTCTCCTCCAAGAAAACTCACATTGGTAAGGGCAGGCAAGCTCTGTATGGAATCCAAGCAGGCATCCACATTGTCAATCTCCTGATAGCTCGGAATCAGATTTAGTTTTGTGCGTTCGGCGCCCAGTGCGGTGCTAAATTTATCGCTGCACATAAAACACTTGAGATTACACACATTGCTTGGAAACAATTCCAACTGTGTTATCTGTTTCTGTTTTTGGAATTTGGCATTGAAATGGTTGCGCCAGCTGGTAAGTTTTTGTTGTTCTTGATCTGCACAGGGACGACAGCCTGCAGGCAAAAATGATTTAGTCAAAAAATGTTCTCTGAGATCAGCTAATTCTTGACTGTTGACGTATTGTAAAATATTTGTATAAGATGTATTGCTTTGATACATGCAACAAGGTCGATATTCAGACTGCGTGTTGTTTGTGGCCACTACACGTACCGAATTAAAAGGTGCAGCACAATAGTGATCACTCATACTGGATAGGATAGATAATATTGTTCTAGCCTGCGCCACCAGGCATCGGCCCAATGATCAAAATCTGCGTGTTCCAGCACAAATTCTTGATATTCTGGGCGTGCAGTCGGGCGGCCTTGTGCATCCACGGGCGGTTTAACACACATCAAAACCACACCCTTGCGTATGTGTGTGCCATACACTTCGTTGTGTGCCAAAGCATAGGCCACCAGTTGTAGGAAGTAGTCCTCAATCCACTCGCGTCTTTTTGGCTTGTTAGTCTGTTTGTAGTCTAGGATACTTTCTTCGTTCATGTGTATGCCAGCACCGTCTGATGTTCCAGCATACAGTTTAGGAAAATACAACGGTATTTCCACTCCCCAGAATTCACTTACATTTTTAAGCCCATCTTCTATGACTGTCTGTGCCATGGCATGACTGGCCCAGCCAAAGGGATTGCTTCCTTGTTCTCTGAGTTCACCTGTTTTAACATAGTGCTCAAGGTAGGTGTGCATTCTGGTGCCGCGGTTGGCGGCTTCGGTGGTTATGGCCTGCGCCTGTGCATGTCCTACTCTGTTGCGCCATTCCTGCAGGGCCTGTTTCTTTTCTTCGGGTTTGGTTTTATCAAGTATGGTTGTGACACTGGGCAGTTTACCACCCGGAGTGTCATAAAGTCTACGACCATCTTCTGTTATCCTGTTCAAGGGTCGATAATCAAATCGGGGATTGTACAAATTAGACCCGGAAACTTTCCCCGCAACCACAGCGGTCTTTTTCTGCTGAGTTACGGAATTCAAACCCTTCATTCAAACCTTGTCGCACGTAGTCTATGACTAGATTTTCAAAATAGGGCAGGTCTTTATTGTTGACATACACACAAAATGTTTCAAACAGCTTGGTGTAACCAGGCTCAAGTCCCTGTAGTTCATCGAGATATTCCAGGGTATAGGCCAGGCCGCTACATCCTGTGGTACGTACACCTATGTGTATGCCTTTGCCGCGACCACGTTGTCTTATGTTTTGTTCTATTTTTTGTTGCGCTTTTGCAGTAACACTAATCATCTAGATGTTTTTTCTTATAATCTTCTATAGCCGCCTTAATAGCGTCTTCCGCAAGGATGCTGCAATGGATCTTAACCGGCGGGAGTGCGAGTTCCTCTGCAATTTGAGCATTCTTAATTGCGCCAGCCTGCTCCAGCGTTTTACCCTTGACCCATTCGGTGACAAGTGAGCTCGAAGCGATCGCCGACCCACAGCCATAAGTTTTGAATTTTGCATCTTTGATAATCCCATCTTCTACTCTTATCTGTAGTTTCATCACATCACCGCAGGCCGGAGCACCTACCATGCCTGTGCCTACATTTACATCGCCCGCATCCATCTTGCCCACGTTGCGTGGATTTTCGTAGTGATCGATTACTTTTTCAGAATAGGCCATTTGACACTCCTTGAGTTATTGTAACATACTGCGCAGGTATTTACAACTGATTTTGGTTATTGACGGCGCTTCATGGCGGCCTTGGCATTGGAATCTACCACGGCCCTGGCTTGATCCACGCTCATGCCTGTTTCGGCTTCGGTATCCCCACGAAAACGCACTACCCCAGAATTGGGTTCCAAGGGCTCCAGGATATTTTTCAATGGTGCTTGACTGATCAGATCACCAAGATTTTCCTTGGTGACATTCACTCCCAGACTTTTGGCAGCTTCTATGAATGCGTCTTGGCTGATCTGTTTGCGTGCGGATTCATCTTCGCTACGGCCAAGCAAAAACTGGCTTAGTGCAGCCAGTTTTTTTGTGTTGGGATCAGTGACTTCTGTGATCCGCATTATCTGCGCTCGCGACCCAATCCTGCCACTGGGCCTGTTTCAGGTTCTTCGATATCTACATCAGTGACATCAATTTCTTCTTGACCGGGTACAGGCAACTCGGCCGGCATTTCAGCACCAGCAACGCCCATATCTTGTCCAGGCACCACAGGAGCCTGACCTGTGACCACACCCAAGGCAGCTTCCAACTGTGTCTTGGCCCCTTGTAAATTTTGCAGGAGTCCTGCCAAAGCTGCTGTGGCATCGGTGTTGAACTGCATGGCCTGATCTACACCCACTTCGTTCTTGATTGAATCTACCAAGGCTGGTAGGTCTTTGAACTGCATGGCACTGACTTGTTCACTCATCTTCTGTACTTGGTCAACCATGTCTTGGCTGGCCAAGACCACTTGTGCCTGTTGAACTTCTGATGCCTCCTTGAGTCGTTGTTTTAAACTGCGACGACCTTCCAGCATGGCTTTTTCTTTTTGTATGGCTGTTTTTCTAGCTGTTATATCTTGAGTCTGTTTGTTTAATTCTTTCATTTCATCGTCGAGTTGGCGTTGGCGTTGTTGACGTTGCAAGGTCATAGCAGCCGCTGCTTGTTGCGGGTTGGCCTGTGTGGTTGAAGCCACCGAGCTCAACGCTTGCTCCATGACCACTAGTTTTAGGTATGTGGGATTTCGTTCACTGTGGTGGAATTCTGGAGTCCTGCGGTGTTCGGCTATCAATGAACGAACACGACGTAGCATGCTCTGTGCCTGCGATGGGGAC